GTGGCTGTAGTAGACTGTTCGGTGCTTAACTGACCTGGGGCACAAAAACTTTGCACGATGACATTAACGTCTTCACAAGCCGGTACGTTTGATACACTCACCGGTGAAGAAGTAGGATTAGGAGATACCGTCGTGTACGTAGAGTCAGAAGCCTTCTTCCACTTAACAATGTAACCGTTAGCAGGTGCAGGACTTGCGTTGGTAAAAGATATTAATAGATCTCTTGTGGCAGTACATGATGTACAATCACCAGGACCGCCCGGAGGTGTTACAGGAGATATTGACATATTGAGTTAGTTGTAATAGTTATCCAGTACAAGCAAGATTCATATCTTGAAAAGTTCCTCCGGTTACCGAGCCATCTTTTACACAAATAGTTTGAGGGGTTAAACTGTTATTAGTCACCGTTGTAGGTGCATCAGCACCACAAGCTATGTATGTGTAATTAGCTGTCTGTAGTAGTTTAACTGTTCTGCACTCAGCAAAAGCCGTAGGAATATAAAAAGGTTGAGCTGTTGTGTATACACCATCACCACAAAATGCTTCTACGGTACCTTCTATATTATAGCATTTTGGTACTTCACTAATGATAATTGGAGTATAAGCATTTTGAGTAATTACCGTATTAAAATCACCGGGTATATTAGCTGGTCTCCAACGAACACGATAGTGAGAAGGAGGAACGCTCGGAGTACCAAGTGTTACAGCAATACTCATGGCTGTAGTGGGAGATGAACAAGGGTATGAAGGCATGGTTTACAGATTATACGATGGTTCCTGTTCCAGATACTTTAATGGGTGATCCGATAAAAGCTTTGAATGTCTGGGGAGTTCCTACCGCTACGTTGATGGTAAAGATCTGATGATCAGAACCGGTAGCCCGAATGACCGCCCCGGCAGAAAGATTTGTACTCGGAGCCTGGGAAGCAACAAACGATGTATTACTGGCTATAGAAACTACAGTAGTGTTAGCCGGAAAAGCACCAGTACCTGCCACTACTTCTAAAGTCATACCTACGATTAGCCCTGTAGTAGATCCAACAGTAATGGCCGCGCCCGAGTTAGTAGCTCCAGCCGTTGAGTTGTAAACTGGACCCAGTCCGAGATAACTTACTACCAGGGGAACAGTGGTAACAGTTGAAGTATTGGTGGCCGTATAGTTTCCTGTTGCGATCGGTGTAGGTCTTAGTGTATTAATAGCTTTGTGAAGCTTAGCTAAGACGGAAAGCATTCTGTCCCCGGTTAATACGCCCAGGGCTGGAAGATTAGGTCCAGCATAACTAACACAGTCTACTTTAGAAACCTCATCACAAGGCTCCCCGCCTGTACAAGGAGGAAGACTTGTTACCGGGGCCGGAGGACACTCCGCACAAGGATTACATGGTGTATTAGGAGGACATGACATATACTAAAGAGTTTACGTTATTACGCCAAGGTTGCAGTCAGGTTTGTGGGCGGGTTACAAGACGGTGTAGTAGATGTAGTAACGGGTACAAACGCACAGTCAGTCTTAGAAAACGCTCCCGCAGTTACAATCACACGGATCTTATAAGAAGTACCTGCCGTGATAATAATTGGTTCGCCTTGCGGATTGATAAACGTTCCTGTCAGCGTTGTAGTACCACTTGGAGTTTGACTAGATAACTCAGTAGTTCCGGCAGAGTTAAACAGCTTTACAGTATATCCTGTTACGGATCCTCCTACAGCAGGAAAACTATAAGAGATCGTGATATCGGTAACTGTTGTCGTGACTGTCGGACAGATTATATTAATCTGCTGAGTTGTAGTACTTGAGCTAGCTGTTCCTCCAGAGCAGTTGGTGACGATCTGGAAATCATAGATCAGATTGTCAGTAAGACCCGTAATAGTTGCTGTAGTAGCAGATCCGGACACAGTGCTGTGCACGGTCCAGTTGCTATCAGGTGTAGCCGATACGGTAGAAAGCTTATAGCGAACTACCTGAGACGTAGCTCCTACGCCAGGAGTCCAGTTGAGTACTACATTCATGGTACTAAGAGTGTTGCGGAAATGTTATTAATAATAGGGCAAGGAACAGATATGGTCTTACCGAGCAGAGCTGTGCAGGTCTCACCGTCTTTAGAGATTGTAGCGGTAATCTGAATTTCGTAAGGCTGAGAGCTATTCAAAGCCGAGCCGACAACTCCGGCACCTGCAACCGTTACGCTATAGACACCGGATGCTGCAAGAGCCACCAGGTCAACTGTATATTCTTTTGTTACTGTACCACCTGTGTTCTTAATAACAACCTTAGTAGCGTTTACTCCGTTAGTATAGCCAGTCGGAATAATAGTTCCTGGGTTAAAATCCAGAGTGATTATTGTACGATCGTTATTGGTGCTAGCATCACAAACCAGCTTAAAGTCTCCACACTTACTCTGACCACAGCAGTTTTTCAAGGTGGCTACAGCCGCGCGCATATCACAGACAGTAATCCACAGGTTTTGAAAAGCCTGCGCCATGTTGGTAACAGTCTGGTTCCAGCCAGCAAATCCGGACATAAAGCCCGCTTGACTCAAAGCATTAGCTGTACCCAAATTGGCGCACTGCTGAGCAGTAGCTGAAGTAATCTGAGTATTGTTACCTAATACACCTCTAAGAAGACAGTATTGTGCTTCAAGTTCGTCAAGTACGACGTTCATGGCTGTAGCCTGGGACGGGAGTATACAATTAGGTGTCACTGTAGGCAGAGCAACAGCAAGAGGTCTAGCCTCTAATGCTGTAATCCGGGTATTGTGACTAGTTAATGTAGTGGTATGCCCATCTACTACTCCTTTGAGTACGCAATACTGGGTACCCAGATGAAGAGTATAAGCATCATTGCTAAGCTCTGTTACTGTCTGACCAGCAGATTGATACTGTAAACACTGAGGTAAAGCCAGATCTTCTGCTGCACCACCACCACCGCCACCGCCACCTGTACCACCACCTGCTTGTATTGTCGTATTAAGGCAGCAAACTTTCTTAATGATAAAATCCAGTACTGCCGACAGGGTTTTTGTAGTAGGTGCCGGACCGACGGTTGTACAAAACTGAACCAAACAGCTAAGGTCCAGATTGGTCAGATCCAGAGAAGACTTGATCGTACACAAGTCAGTAGCAACCTTGTAAACTACAGTAGATACAGTGTCACCGGTGCAGAGGTTGATGCAGGGTATATTAGGACCCTGCCAAACGACACAGTTAGAGGATGTAGGAGTACAACCCGAGTCGGCAGTATTGGATTTCACAGATAACATAATATATTGGATATCAGTTTATTAGCAATCTACAACGCTGTCTTTTCCGAAAAGCTCGATCATCTTTTCTTTCAGCTTAGAATAACCAAATACGAAGACATCAGCCTCTTTTACAGGACTAAGATCAGGAACGACTTTCTTGTATGTAACCTCTACTTCTTTTTCCTGCATCTCAGTACGAGTCTCAGTAGTTGTGATCGTAGTGGGGTTGCCGTCTGCATCAGGTTCTCCTGGACGGGATACTTCTACGCTGACTTCTACAGGAACCATCTGCTTCTCAACGACTACTTCTTCAATCTCTTTAGTCAAAGGTACCCACAGACTCTCTCCAATCTGTTGATTACGAGCCTGGTTTATCATAGAACCATGAATACCGGCACCAGCATGTTTGGCGTCGGCTTCAGATTGATACAGTTCCAGGCGGAGACTAGCCCAGCCGCTCTTAGAGATCTGATAGTCTGCAATACGCAGGTAAGCTTCTTTAGTAATGCCGCGATCTGTTCCGAGAGCGGCGGTGATCTTGATAGCCATAGTATCTAGTAAGTTTAGGTTTTAATTAGTCTACAATATAATATACTGAATTTCTACAAGAAAAACAAAAAACCACCCCCGGTTAAAGAGGTGGTTCTGGCAGGTATATATGAAAGGTAAGGACAGTCTTACTTCACTTCTTCAACTTGAACCAGTTTAAAGAAGGTTGAGTAGTTATCAGAGGTCTCTACTTTCTCAAAGTCAGAAAGCTTGAATGGCTTATACTCCAGTTCTTTTTCAGTTTGCAAGAGCTCGTTAAACTCTTTTTCAAACTCCTGGTAGTCGGGGTTCAGCTTGCGGCGGTTGATCAGCGTACCTTCTGCATTAGGCTCCTGTACAGGGTTACCATCTGTGTCGGTTTCATCTATCACCATAGGGATAGAAATATTACCGTTCTCATCAGCTTTACCGAACTTCTTAATCAGTTCATTCTTAAGCTCTTCGACGGCGGCTTTCTCTGCTGCTACTGTTTTGCCCAGGCTCGTCAGCCAGTACTTAGTAATGAGCGGAAGCTTTTCTTGAAGAAGTCCACTAGAGAGCTTCTCTCCAGTCGTTTGACTTACAACACCGTTGAGATCAGCATCAAGTGCGTAGAACTCAAACAGTTTAAGTGTGATTTTTTCCATGGGATCTATAAGATTAATCTGTGACGAATGTACGAAGTTCTACAAGATTTACAACTTAAAAGATATAAACAGGTTTTAGACAGATACTAATACTATTATGCTGGAGTTACCAGAGCAAGCCGATAGAAAGTACCATTTATCTCAACCTCAACATATTGTGATGTAACTAATACAACTGTAGAGCTAACCACGCTACCTAGCTTCCACTTTCTCGCCGTTCCGCTTGTTGGATTAGCTGTAATAATACCTGCATCTTTAGTGACCTTAAAGTTATTTGTACCATCACCAAGCTGCATAAAATTTGCGTTAGACCCTGACGCAGTATTCGTTACTGATATATCAATCGCATTTGGGCTTCCCGTTGTGTTCCATGTAACATTACCAGAAAGAAACGCAGAGTTATTTGCCCCCGACAATGTTTGAATTGCACTAAGCGGAGAAAGGTTGGTTGTACCATCGACAAAAAGTTGCGCGCCTGTTCCTTGGATGTTTATTACGCCCGCTGTCACTTGTCCGGTGTTATAGACAGATCCATTTACTTGTAACTTGTAATCGCCTACGTCTGTGGTGGTGTTGATTAAAAACTTGCCAGCGGCGTTTATTCTTGTTACGACATTAGATGACCTTTTTACATCCAATTCTCCTGCTGCTGTTACTTGCATATCAAAGTCTACGACCGCAGGATATGTCAATCGTAAATGATTCACCCAATCGCCATATGCTTGTATCGCTGCATTCGATGAAGTGTTGTTAAGTAGTGCGTATTTATTTGCATTACTGCCAAAAAAAGAAATTCCATTAACCTGTAATTTATACGCACCAAGATCAGTTGTTGTGCCAATTAATACTTCGCCTCCCGCCGCAGCCAAAACCGCTGATCCGGTGTTGTAGATGTTGCCGGATACTTGCAGTTTGTAATCGCCTGCGTCTGATGATGTATTTAGTAGTGTTTTGCTACCACTATAAGTGTTAATCAATAGATTGGTAGCATCTATCCGCATTTGTGTATATGCGCTTTGTGCGTCATTCAATGCGTTGATGGATGCCACGCCACCTAATAAACCGATGCCTATATTGTAATCTGTTGCTGCTTTTACGGTTAGTTTGTACGCAGGCGATGCCGTACCTATGCCGACATTGCCGCTTGCGTCAATTCTCATACGTTCGGCAAATGTTATCGTTCCACCCGCTGTTCCACTTGGCGCATTGTAAAAAATATGTTGGTTTTGAAAAAGTTGATAAAATGCCGCAGACCCGTTTTGAATATATTTGTTTACAGAACCATCATAAAACAGATTATTGCTAACATTGAATATATTGCTCGCTTGGTCTGCGGACAATGCACCTTGTTTTATCTGCGTTGCAGT